GCAGGAACTGGCCGAACTCGTCGACCTGGAACAGGCGGCTGGGATGCATCTGCAGCGATGCGAGTAGGCCTGCGGAGGAGGCGAGATCCTCGCCGCCGAGGTAGCGATCGAGCCCTGCGGCATAGAGCACGCGCTTCGCGCAGCGGCGTGCATGGTCCTTACCGCCGCCGCTGTCGGCGATGCCGATGGCGTAGAGGTTGCTGCGCAGATCGGTGGGTGTCCGATACCGCCGGCCGGCGACGGCGCCGATCAGGCAAAGCCCGGCTCCGAGGGCGAGGAAGGGTTGCGGACTCACCGCCGTGCCGGTGGCGTAATCGACGAACAGCTTCAGCGCGCCATCGACCTGCAGGAGCTCGGGCGGCACGCGGTAGGTCGGCGGTGGCGCGGCGACGGCGGGCGACGTGATGAGGGTCGCTTTCGACAGAAGGGCCGCGGCGGGATGGGGCTGCGTCGCGCGCTCCGCTGCTGCGGCGTTCAGGGTCATCTCCGCCGGCGGTACCCAGCCACGCTCGATCGCCATGGCGTAGATGCTGCCGGCGCCGATGCTGTGCGGACGTAGGGTCTTCCAGCGACGCTCCGGCGTGTCGCCGCGGCCCGACGCGCCCGACTTCGAGGACTGCCGCGACCAGTCGAGCCAGAGCTGCCGGCCCTCCTCACCCAGCGCCGCCTTGATCGCCGCACCCATGGTGATCCAGGAGACGCCGTCGAGATCCTCGTTCGGGATGAACTGGAGGGCGGCCCGCACGGCTTCGAAGGTCCCACGCGGATCGGAGGGGCCCTTCCACGTCCCCGCCGGGGCGCTGTCGCCCACCAGCGTGTGCGGCTTGAGCTCCGCGGGGATCAGCCCATAGGCCCGGTCGAGCCAGTCCAGCGCCTGCGCTTCTGTGACCACGGGGAGCGACGCCAGCGGAACGTCGAGCAGGCTGTCCTGCGGCCAGCTGTAGGGCTGCCCGGTGCCGGGATGGATCGCGTGGGCGACGAACTGCTGCCCGCGGGCGAGCACCTCGAGGGGATGGCGCTTCCGTCCCGCGAAGGGTGTCTCGGTCCGATAGACCAGCAGCCGCTTCGGCGCCTGGCCGATGCGGAGGCAGGACGTCTCGCCGAGCATCTCGGCCGCCAAGTCGGTGAGCTGGATCGCGAGCGCCGCATCGGTGATATCGATGTCGAGCCCGACGACCGCGCCGCAAGCAATGCCGACGCCGCAGCCGGGCCAGCGCCGCCAGATGTCGATTTCGAACGGCTTCGTCGGGCGGTCGGCGTGCCGCGTCCAGTCGGGATACGGCGTCCATTCGCCGGCGCTGAACCGCCCCGGCACTTTGGCGCCTGGCATGATGGGGATGACGGCATAGCCGTTGTCGGCCAGCCGCGCCCCGTGCTCCGCCATGAAGGAGGCGTGCTCCGTCATCCCGGCAGCCCCTGCACCTTATGCAGTGCCTGATTGATCGCGACCTGCTGCTCGATCAGGCAGTCGACATAGGCGCCGCAGATCGCCTCGATGAAGCCGCGCCAGTCCGCCTCCGACCAGGTCGCCATATCGCTGCGGCCGACCGCCTCGATGTACTGCCCGGCGATGTCTCCGGCCGTGCGCATCGCTGCGACCTCCTGATCGTTTGGGTCAACCATGCGGCGGTCCGGCCAGAGCGCGAGGCAGGTGGGGGAGCAGGACGGCACTGTCCAATGGACACGCAGCGACCGCGCTGGGTGCCACCACAGCCAGTGCCAGGCAGGGCGTCTGCAGGTGCAGCATTTCATTCCTCCGCCTGCGGCTGCTCGGCCTTCTTCGCTGCTCGATAAGCGCGGTGGCGTGCTCGCTCCTGTTCTCGGTTCGCCTCGCGGTAGGCGCGCTGACGTTCCAGGACTTGCTGGAGATTTGCTTCGCGGTAGGACCGAGCGTATGCGCGTGCCTGCTCCCGGGTGCTCTCGCGGCGCGCGCGCTGCTCCTCCCGCTCTCTCTCTGGGTTCGCCTCTCGCTTGAGTGTGCGAAGTGCGATCACCTTCTCCGGGTTCGCTGCCCGCCAGTTGCGCTGCGCCTGCCGCGCCTTCTCCGGGTTCGCTTCTCGCCATCTGCGGTTGTTCGCCGCGGACCTCTCCGGATTCGCTTTGCGCCAAGCGCGCATCCTTTCGCGCGCCTTCCGTTTCCGCTCTTCCGCCCGCTCCTCTGGACTCGGATCATGAGCCTCCACATGGGTGGGAAGCGTCCTCCATGGTGCGTTCATCACACGAACCTCGCGTTGACGATCTCGGTGTATTGGCCGACCGGGCGAACCTGGATGGCGAGCGGCTGGCGCAGTGCGCTGGTCGCAGCCATCGCTTGCTCCACCGTGTCTGGTGGCGGCAGATGCGGGGCACGGCGACGCCACCATGTGCACGCCTTGTCGCGCGGGAAGCCGGTGTGCTCGAAGCAGACCCACTCGCTGTGCGAGGTGAGGCCGCACTCATAGATGACGCGCAGCGAGGCCGGCTTGCCGGGCTTCTCGTGGCGGGCGTAGCGAATGCCAGTGACCTCGCACCACGCGGCCTGCTCCTGGATCGACAGCAGGGCGTTCGACGCCGCCTGCGCCGCGACCTTCACCTCCGGCGGCGGGAACTCGTAGTCGCACGCGATGCACCGCCGGACGCTGGCATGGTTGATGGTCTGGCACTCGGGGCAGACCTTGATCGGCGCCTCGCCGTCGCCGGCGGGCTCCTTCCTGCGGCCATCCACCTTGTCGATCGGCCCGTGCCTGGCGGTGTTGCCGGCGAAGTCGAGGACCAGGCAGTCATCCTTGCCCTCGGCGAGGCGGGTGCCACGGCCGACCATCTGCACGTAGAGGCCGACGCTCTTGGTCGGACGCAGAAGAGCGATCAGGTCGGTGCCTGGCGCGTCGAAGCCGGTGGTGAGCACATTGGCGTTGGTGACGCAGCGCAGCCGTCCCGCCTTGAAGGCGGCCAGGATGCCATCACGCTCGGGCGCAGGGGTGTCTCCCGTCACCGTCTCGCACGAGATGCCGTGCTCGCGAATGGCGTCGCGGACATGGCGGGCATGTGCGACGCCGGAGCAGAACACCAGCCAGGAGCCGCGACCCTGGCCGTGCTGGATGATCTCCTGCACCGCGGCCCGCGTGACCTCGTCGCGGTCGACCGCCGCCTCGAGGTCCTTCGCGATGAACTCCCCGCCACGGGTGCCGACGCCGCCGACGTCGAGCTGCGTCTCGGTGTGCTTCGGCACGACGGGGCAGAGATAGCCCTGCTGGATCATATCCAGCACCGGCACCTCGAAGGCGATGTCGGTGAAAAGCCGATCCTTGCCCTCGTGCAGCAGCCCACTGTCGAGCCGGTAGGGCGTGGCGGTGAAGCCGACTACCTTGAGCAGCCCGCCATTGATCTCGTTCAGCTGCTGCAGGAAGGAGCGATACATGCCGCTGTCGCTGCGCCCGAGCAGGTGGGCCTCGTCGATCAGCACCAGGTCGCAGCGCTGCACCTGCCGGGCATGGCGGTGGATCGACTGGATCCCGGCGAACAGCACCTGCGCCCGGATGTCGCGCCGCGACAGGCCGGCCGAGTAGATGCCCGCCGGCGCCTCGGGCCAGGCGCGCAGTAGCGCCATAAAGTTCTGCTGGATCAGCTCCTTCACATGGGTGAGGACAAGCACGCGGGTGTCGGCGTAGGCGGCGATTGCCTCGCGGATGAAGCCGCCGATGACGACCGACTTCCCCGTGCCGGTGGGCATCACCACGAGCGGATTGCCTGTGGCGCCGCCGAAGTAGTCGTACAGCGCGTCGATCGCGGCGCGCTGATAGGGCCGCAGCGACAGGGTCATGCTGCCACCCCATCGCGCCACGCGCTGCCGTCCGGCAGGCGGTAGCTGACCCAATCCTCTCCGACGTCGACCTGCTCGCCCGGCACCAGGTCAGGGATGTAGAGATGCGCCGCGCAGCCGGCCTCCTGCTCGCGCTGCGCCAGCGGCGTGCCATGGCGCGTGCAGTGCCAGCCGCCCTCCGCTACTGGCGAGGCATGCAGGCAGGAGCGGCAGTGGCGTTCGGGAGCGGCGCCCTCGTGGCAGACAGCGTGATGGTCGCAGAAGCGGCACTCCCACCAGGCCGGATCCTCGCTGATCCGTGCCGGCGGGCGACCGGCGGCGATGACGCGCCGCGCCTTGGCCAGGAGCCGCAGCCCGGCCTCGGCGTCGTAGTGCACACGCTCCTGGTAGAGCTCGTCGGTGTCCTTGTTGACCGCGAGGTAGAAGGCCCGATCGATGGCGGCGAGCTGCATGTAGGCCTGCATCTGCGCCCAGTGCAGCGGCTTGGCTTTCTCCACGCCCTCCGCTGTCAGCTTGGCGAAGGACTTGGCGCTGTGCGTCTTGAACTCGACGACATGCCAGGTCTTCGGGGCCTCGAGCAGGCCGAGCGCCACCGCGTCCATGCTGCCGCCGAAGTGGCCGGTGGGATCGCGCAGCGTCCACTGGCGCCCCGTCGCCGGATCGATGTCGAGCACGGTGACGCCGATACGCCGGAGGTCGGCGACGAACCGCGCCTCGGCGAGGTTCCCGGTCTCGAACAGCCGCAGCAGTCGGCCGGTGTGCCGTGCGCGCGTCGCCCAGCGAAAGCCATACCAGAGCGCGCGCTCGCAGCCGGTACCGATCTGCGAGGCGCCGAGATGGGCCCGCCAGCCGGCATCGCCTGCCGCCTCGTAGGTGGCGTAGATGGCGGCGACAGTCGCGGCGGGCGGGGGCGGAAGCAAAGCCATAGCGACCCCGCGTCAGGCGCTGCGACGCCAGGGCGGCGTAGCGGTGGCCGGCCGGGGCGGCGATACTGCCGGGGCCGCGGCCGTAGCCGGGGCCGGGCCGCGCGGCGCCGATGCTGCAGCGATCCCGGGCGCGGCACGCTCCGCCGCATAGCCGGTGATCTTGTTGCGGGCCTGATGAAAGACGCCGTTCTTGTCGGTGCCGGCCGGCTCGTACTTCACGCTGACCAGCATCGGCTTGAAGTGCAGCTGCTCGCTGTCGGCGACCTGCATCTGCCCGACCGCATGGCAGATCGCCGACAGCGTGCGCTGCGCGATCTCCATGGTCTGGGTGCTCGCGTTCACCAGGTTCAGCTGGTCCCACAGCTTGCGTCGGGCATAGGGGCCGTCGAGCACCTCGAGCACCAGCTTGAGGTACTGGCCGTCCCCCGAACGGGTCGGCAGCAACTCGCTCTCGATGATGTGCGCGCGGTACTTCCCGGCCGGCAGCGGATCCATCGGCTGAGCGGGGGCGACGCCGCTGGCGTCGAAGGTGCCATTGAGGGAGGCCATGGATCAGCTCCTGTCGGTCGGGGCGGTGGGCGTTGGGGAAGAGGTGTTGGGGGCGCCGTAGAACGGGATGCCGGCGGCGAGCGTCGGCCAGTCGAGCGCGAGGCTCTCCGGCAGGGCGAAGCGGTTCTTGGCGAGGAAGGCCGGGCGCTCGACGGTGTGCAGAAGGCGATCGCCGCCGGTGACGCCGCGGACGACCTTCTTGCCGAAGCCGGCGTCCGACTTCAGCGTGGTGATGCGGTAGTTCGCGAAGAGCACGGCATCGACGTGCTCCTGCACCAGCGCGGCGGCGCGGGCATGGAGCTTGGGCTGGTAGCGGTCGTAGGGCTCCGTCTCCGGGCTATCGAAGCGCCGGATGTCGGCATGGGCGATGAGGATTACCACCATACCGCGGTCGTCGCGCAGCCCGTTGACGCCATCGAGGAAGGCGCGCCAGGCATCGAGCGCGGCGACATACCCCTTGCCGTAGCCGGGCTGCTCGATGTCCTTCCAGCCATTGGCCTCGGCGGTGTGCTGCCAGATCAGCGGCTCCAGCCAATCGAGGCTGTCGAGCACCACGGTCTGGAACTCGTGGGGCTCGGTGTAGAGGCTGGTGATCGCCTCCATCACGGACTCAAAGCTGCGAAGCAGGCCGAAGGTGTCGGCCGCGATGCTGCCGAGCCCGTCCTCCGTCTGCAGGAAGACCGGCGCCGGGGCGCTGGCAGCGAGCTGGGTCTTGCCGATGCCGGCGACGCCATAGACGAGAAGGCGCGGCGGCCGCGCGTCGCCGCTGCGACGCAGGGAGGCGAGGGAGATCGCCATCAATGCGTCTCCTGCTTCGGCGCGCGGGGTTTGGCCTTGATGACGTCGACGCTGATGTCGCCGCCGGCGCGGGCGACCGCCTCGGCGAAGCCGTCGAGCGTCTCCTCGAAGGCGGCGACCTCCTTCGCGCGGGCGATGGCGTCGCCCTCCAGCGGGATCGCGACGCGGATACGCAGCTCGTGGGTCATGCTCAGCACTCCACCTGTTCGAGGCTGTAGGAGGGGCGGCCGGTGCCGACGGTGCGGGCGGGCTGGAACAGCGCCTGCAGCTTCGGTGGCCAGGCGGTGAAGCGGCTCTCGGGGACCTTGATCTCGGTGGCGACGTAGTCCGCCGGATCCTCACCCCAACTACGGAGGGTCGCGATCGCCGCGGCGAGGCGTCCCTGGTCCCACTCCACGCGCTTGGGCAGGTCGGCCGAGATCTCGAAGCCGGCGTCGAGGAAGCGGACGCGCCCGGTGTCCTTGCCCTCGGCCTGGCGGCGCTCGGCGGCGAGCGGGCCGTAGCGGCGATGCAGGGCCTCGGCGAGCAGGTCGGAGGCGTACTTCGCGTCGGCGCGCAGCGCCGCGGCGTCCTCCAACAGCAGGGCAAGATGGGCGGGCGGCAGACGGGACGCCTGGCCGGCATCCATGCCGCGCAGATCGGTCAGGGTGGTTCGGTTGCTCATCGAGGGGTCTCCGGAAGGCGGGGATGGCTCAGGGGATCGAGGCGAGGCCGACGGCCCAGCACAGGGCGAGGAAGCCGCCGGCGAGGGCCGCGCCACCGGCGGCGGTGCGGGCGAGGTCGCGCGCACGCTGGAGGTGACGGAGACGGAGGGGGCGGCGGCTCATGCAGCCTCCCGCGCGATCGCATCGGTCGACGGGACCGGGCCCTGCTCGGCGTCGCGGCGACGGGCACAACGCTCGGCATCGCCATCGGG